GTATGATGCAGGTTATGATATAGTAACAGACATTAAAAGCGTAGGAGATTTGAATAATAAATTATTTTGTACATTTACAAACCTAGATAATCTGGATAGATTGTTGGAGGATATAACATCTAAGTACACTATAATGTACAATAAGATGTTTGTTTTAGAGATTATTGGAAAAGATGAATATGTGGTAACATATAATGTTGATCAAGGAAATATTAATAGTATTCCAGATAACACAATATTGGTACATAGGAAAAAAGAATCCAATACTTTATATACTATTAACGCTCTTAATGAGTTAATCAAAAAACTAAATAATGGTGTTGTAGACACTAGCTACCAAGTAGATTGGCAGCACTACAAAAATTGTATACTGTTAACACAGCATAACGATTTAAATCAACTAAATACCAAAATATATAAAATAATTGACCTATGAAAAAAAAGATTATATTAGAGGAATATAAGAGAATGCAAAAACTTGCAGGGATTCAAATTAATGAAAACCAAGCTTCTAATCTAATAGATGATGGGGTAGTATTGTATGCATCTGATGATTCTAAATTAGCTCCTGGGTTTGTTGATCCTAAAGAAATAGGATTTATAGTTTATAATACAGCAATAAAAGATACTTCAAAATCTATTTTATCTGTAACTGGTAATTTATCTAAAAATGAAAAAGTAATAGATATATTCAGTGATAATTACCCTAATACAGACCCAAATTATATCAAAACCTTTTTTACTAACCCAAAAAATTGGGAAACTATTACTAGTGAAGATTCATTAGATAATTTTATGTCAAAATATAATAAAGTATATTTGATTAGTCATGATGGGGAATCAACTAATCTTGAAGAATCGTTAAATGAAGAATTTAATCCCTTTTTAGATACTACTGAAGGTGGGTATATGGGGGAATATCTTAATGATGTAGCTGATGAAGAAGGATTTGATTTAAGTTATAGAACGGAATTTGACCAAGCTTTTAATATAGCATTAAAAAAACTTAAAAGGGATGAACCTAAACTAGATTTTAATGCCATTAATACTAATAGAAATTCCTTCTTTTAAGATAATTGACCTCTAACTTGGAGAAGCAAAATACTGTTCGTATATTGATGGTATTAAAATAAATAAATGTTATAAATAAATTAGTTATTATGGACTTAAATGCACTGAAAAATAAGTTGGAGGGACTCCAACAAAAAACCGTTGTAGGACAAAAACGGGATTATAGTTTAACCTTTTGGAAACCATCCTTAGGAAAACAACAAATTAGAATTGTACCTTCGGTATTTACACCGAAAAATCCATTTACGGAACTTAAGTTCTATTATGGTATTACAAATAAAGTAATGGTTTCACCCCTAAACTATGGTGAAAAAGATCCAATTGCTTTGTTTATCACTAAACTTAGATCTGAATATAATACTGAAAACTATCAATTAGCTAAAAAAATAGAAGCTAAAAATAGGATTTTCGTTCCTGTAGTTGTAAGGGGTGAGGAAGAAAAAGGTGTTAGATTGTGGCAATTTGGAAAACAAGTATATGAAGAGTTACTTTCATTAGCTGTTGACGATGAGATTGGTGATTACACTGATATTGTAAATGGTAGAGATATGACTATTGAAACAGTTGGACCTGAGTCTACTGGCACACCTTACAATAAATCATCAGTTAGAGTTAAAATGAAGGAATCAGCACTTAGTACTAAAGCTGATGAAGTAACACTTTGGACAACAGAACAACCAGATCCAAATGGTGAGTTTAAAAAGTTTACATTTGATGAAATGAAATCTGCCTTAGAACAATATTTAACCCCTGAGTCAAATGAGGGTGAAATTATTTCTGAACCAGCTGTTGGATTTGAAAGTGAAGCCCCTAAGTTAAAGTTTAATGTTGATACCTCTCAGGTTAAGAAAACTAAATCTGATCAGTTTGACTCATTATTTGAGGAAAAAGATAGTGGAACACATGACTTACCTTGGAAAGATTAATGGCTAAAAAGAAAGCAAAATCTTTATCTGAAGCAGTATCTGCTGAAGTAAAGAGCAGTTTTGATCTAAATAAATTTAAGAATAAGAAGGGTTTAGATAAAAATGTAAAGTTTAAGGATCAAGAGTGGATCCCATTATCAAAAGCATTTCAAGACGTTACCTCTATACCTGGTATCCCTATGGGTCACATTGTGATCCTAAGAGGACACTCAGATACAGGAAAAACAACAGCTTTAATTGAAGCAGCAGTATCAGCACAAAAAAGAAAGATACTACCTGTATTTATTATTACTGAGATGAAATGGAATTGGGAACATGCTACCCAAATGGGCTTAGATATTGATATTGAGAGAGACCCTGATACTAATGAAATACTTGACTATAATGGTAATTTTATTTATGTAGATAGGGAAACACTTCATACAATAGAGGATGTTGCCGCATTTATTTTAGATTTAATAGATGAGCAGAAAAAAGGTAATCTACCTTATGATTTATTATTCCTATGGGATTCAATAGGATCAGTACCTTGTGAACTATCAGTACGTTCTAATAAGAACAATAATGAATGGAATGCAGGTGCTATGTCTACTCAATTTGGTAATAGTGTAAATCAAAGAATTACCTTATCACGTAAAGAATCATCTGTTTATACTAACACATTAGTTTGTATTAATAAAGTATGGACTGCTAAAGCTGAATCACCTATGGGTAAACCAAAGCTGATGAATAAAGGTGGATTTGCTATGTGGTTTGATTCTACATTCGTAGTAACATTTGGTAATATCTCCAATGCTGGAACTTCTAAGATTAAAGCTATTAAGGAAGGTAAACAAGTAGAGTTTGCTAAAAGAGTAAACCTACAAATTGATAAAAATCACATTAATGGTATGACTACTAGAGGTAAGATTATAATGACACCTCATGGGTTTATTAATGATGATGAAAAGGAACTTAAGGATTATAAATCTTCACATGCAGAAGAATGGAGTGCTATATTAGGAGGCACAGATTTTGATGTAGTTGAAGAAAGTTATGTTCCCTCAGATTCAGTCCAGTTTACAGCAGAACCCGAATAAAATATGAAGCATAAAGAACTATTTAAGTTACTGGACGAAGTCCAGGAACAAGGGGAAGCACCTACCCAAAATAAACATGATAAAGTATTGTTGATAGATGGATTAAATCTGTTTTTTAGAAACTTTGCTATGATGAATATGGTAAATCCCGATGGAGTCCACATTGGGGGGTTGGGTGGTTCCCTACGTTCTTTAGGTGCTTTAATAAAACAAATACAACCCACTTCAGTGTATATGATATTTGATGGTGCAGGTTCTTCTAATAATAGGAAGAACTTGCTCCCCGAATATAAATCAGGAAGGAATGTTTCAAGGGTTACTAACTGGGAGGTGTTTGAAAATATAGGCGACGAGCATGACTCAAAAATTGACCAGATAGTGCGTCTTATCCAGTATTTAAAGCTATTACCTGTCAAAACCACCCTAATCGACAAAGTGGAAGCGGACGATGTTATAGCCGTGTTAGCTCCAAAACTTGTTAAAGAATATAATTCAACTTGTTTTATAGTTTCTAGCGATAAAGATTTTGTCCAACTAGTAACTGATAAAATTATATTGTATAGACCAATAGAAAAGGAATATTATACTCCTAAAACTATAAAGCAAAAATTTGGGGTATTATCTCATAACTTTATCTTATATAAAACATTATTAGGTGATAGTTCTGATAAAGTACCTGGAATCAAGGGATTAGGTGAAAAAGGATTATTTAAGAAATTTCCTGAGTTAGCAACACAAGAGTTAACACTAGAGGATATTTTTGATATATCAGCTAGGAAACACAAGGAGCATGTTGTATATTCGCGTATAGTATTGGATAGAAAAAGATTAGAAAATAACTATAAAATTATGGATTTAAGTGCCCCAATGATTGATGATAAAGAAAGACAATTTCTTGACCATTTAGTTGAAGAGGACCTACCAGAACTAAACACTGAACTATTTATCCAAGCATATAATGAGGATAAATTAGGAGGTATGATTAGGAATTTAGAAAATTGGGTAAAGGACAATTTTGAACATTTTAAAGGTTATAAATAAATGACATTAAATTCACTTACATCTTATGGAAAGGAATTTCAAATCAAAGTTATATCTTCTTTACTAACACATAAAGAGTTTTTAACTAATGTTAATGATATTATAAGTGATGAGGATTTTGAATCATCTTCACATAAATGGATTATTAAGGAAATTATTAGGTATTATGACAAATATCATACAGTACCTACTTTAGATATCTTAAAAGCTGAACTACAAAAAATAGATAATGATGTCTTACAAATTTCTATTAAAGACCAACTTAAACAAGCATATGTAAGTTCAGATGAGGATTTAGAATATGTACAAGAGGAGTTTACAAACTTTTGTAGAAACCAACAACTAAAAAAAGCATTAATGTCTTCAGTAGATTTATTAAAAGCTGGAGATTATGATTCAATCAAAATAATGATTGAAAATGCTTTAAAAGCCGGACATGATAAAAATATAGGACATGAATACATTAAAGACATTGAAGAAAGATATAGAGCAGATGCTAG